TTAAAACCAGCAGGAGACACATCAGGAGTATCAGGAGTTACAGGACCTGTGTCGCTAGGTGCTTGCTGTGAAGTATAACCAATAGGCTGCTCAGTAGCTGCAGCTTCTTTTAAAATATCTTTAGACTGCATTGTAGATTTAACGCCTTCTACTGCGTTATAAGCACTGGCAAAATTAGTAAAAAAACCCATAATTATTTCCTATAATTTTTATTTAGAAGCCAAGCACAGAAGCAATACCACCAATAACATCACCAGCAGCTCCTAAAATACCTCCACTAGAGTTTCCTCCAGTCCACATAGAAGCACCTGTAGCTCTAGCTTGGGATTGTGCAGCAGCAGCTTGAGCTTGTGCAAGAGCTGTTTGAGCACCACTAATGTAGCTTGTTTGTGCCTGTGTCTGAGCAGCAGTGTATGGAGCCATATAACCAGCAACGTTAGCATTAGTTTGAGCCAAAGCAGCATTAGCAGCCAAACTTTGACCTTGATAAGGAGCTAAGTATGAACTTACTTGAGCAGCATTCTGAGCAGCCGTTGCAGAAGCAGGAGACTGATTAGCACCTGACAATGTGCTTAATTGATTAAACAAGTTATTATAGTAAGTAGAGAACTGACCTTGTGCTAAATTAGAAATAGCATTGGCTTCTCCGCCAGATTGTAATTGACCAGTTGCTGCAGCAGCACGTTGACTAGCAGTCACTCCTTGTTGCAACTGAGCTTGATAACCACCCTGAGACATAGCAATGTTAGGATTGTTAACTAATTGATTTAATTGTGTAGCTGCTTGAGCACGATACTGTGAGTATGGGTCATAAGTGCTTAAAGAAGAAGCAGTAGGTATAGCATTAGTTGCAGGAGCAGCAGCAGGTGTAGCTGCTCCTGTTAAACTCTTTTGATAAGCAGCCCAGTCAGCAGAATTAGAAGGAGTAGCAGCAGCTTCACTGGCAGCAGCTCCTAATAAGGCTTGATTGACCTGAGCTTGAGTAGCTGTAGGAGATAAGTTTTGTGTCCAATATTGAAAACCACCTACATCAGGTGCTCTACCGAATAAGTTTTCATAAGCACTACTAACCTCAGAAGTTAAATCTCCTGATTGATTAGCAGTAGTATAAGCACTAGGACTAGCAGCCTGTACTGTTAAATTGGGAGTTGCGGTGGTTGTGGTATCAGCCATAATATGTCCGTATAATTAGGTTAGAAATAGATTATTGTTCTATTTCAAAATCAATTTCAGCAGTTTCTAATCTCAATGGTACATTCTCTGTACACAAAAACTCCCAAGCTCTGCGACGTGCTTGACCAGTTTGATAAATCTGTGGTCTAGGCTTACTGAGATCAACAGTACGGTAAGGAGACCAGTTTTGATAATCATCGTCAGATCTACGAATATTCATCGTAGCTCCTACTTTATCACCTACAATTTCAACTCTATTGTAAAATTTACGTTTAGTAAGTCCGTTATCAATAATAGAAGTTACTGAACGATAATAGATAGGAGCACCAGCATCACTGTAATAAGTATCAGACATGGTATACAATGTACCATTATCATCATCTAATACATAATAAATACCGTTGTTTCCTGCATAATAGCTAGGACGGAAGTACTGTTCAGCATAGATTCCTGGGATTCCTGAATCAGAATCTCCAATAGCATACATAGTCCACTGAACCCACGCTTGTTGGGAAATGTCATATACTATTGTAACATTTAAATCATGTAATGTCAATACATAAAATAGATGTCCATTGAATTTAAATACGTAAGCAATGACGTATTGTAAGTTACTATTACCTAAAATACGGTCAATGTACTCATCAGATACTTTTGTAGGGGCTACACCATCTAGCATAAACACCCCAGTACCTTCAGCCTTGGAAGAACCAATCCAGATAACTGATTGCTCGAAAGAGACAATAGAATTACCGTTAGGACACCCAATTTCAATACGATAGGAAGGTGCTGGAGATAACGGAGAACCTGTAGGGTTTGCAGCGTCATAGAAGAACTCTAAAGACCATTGACCATAATCAAGCACAAAGTTTAAATGCTTAGCAATACCTGTAGACTGGTCTGGTTCGGCTTCGGCTGAGACATAGTCCAAAGGATTCCAAATAGCAGGGTTTCCTACGTTACTAGTATAAACACGTCCGCTAGGGGTGCTAATGACCACGTAGGAGTCTAAAAAGACTGCTCCAGGGTTGATACCGCCTGTAGGGAAAAAATTCAATACAGCCGTTCCTGATGCTCCTACGCCTGTGCTATCTGAAAAGGTAACATTAGGAGGGGTAGTATAACCAGAACCATAGTTAGTCATGGTTACACCAGTAATAACACCGCCTGTAAATTGTACAGTTCCTGTGGCAGTTGTGCCACCTGCAGGAGGAGCAGAGAAGGTTACTGTAGGTGCTGTATACCCAGTACCGCCTGTGCTAACAATAACATTAATAACTGTGTCGTTAGTAATTTGAAAGAAAGCTCCAGTAGAGCCGTTTAACAAATAACCATTGAGCTGGTTATGTAAAAATAAATAACCATTGTTTAATGTTTGAACAAAGTAACAAGTCTCTATAGGACCTGTAATGCTTCCTACAGTACTTGTTGCATAAGTAGTAGGATCTATTTTATATAAAACATTGTTAATAACGGCATACAAATAACCGTTAAAATAACACATTCCTTGTGCTTGTGCGTCAGGAAGTGCAGGAGAAGTCTGAGCTATTTGTAAGCCAGGTCTTTTAACAAACTCAACAGAGCTTCCTTTGCTTTCAAAGTATCCATTGACACATTTAGAGTCAGTTTTCAAATCACCATTACGAGTGGTAATTTGCTGTACTAAAGGAATACGTTGTGTTGGCATTAGTTAGCTTGTCCAAAAATAACGTTAGCCATGCGAAGGTCTGGCTGGAAGAACGAAGAAGTAACTTCAACATCCCAGTCATTGAGACGATCACGATACGCACCTGCACGAGCTGCAATCTCTTGTCTACGACTGTCAATAACACCATACTCAATAGCTAATTGGTCTGCTAAGCCCCATACTAAAGTGTTCATCCACTCGTTAGGAAAGTCAGGAATCTGTGAGCCAGTGTTGATGTCATCCATAGGCTGTTGAGCCATGAAATGTAACTCATAGTCTTGAGATGTATTAGCGTCTGGTGTTAAGTAAACATACATGTTACCGCTATTCTTACGAACGTTGTAATACATGGAGTTACTGATACCAGTAGAAAACTTTGAACCTAATACGTTATACTCTTGTTGGCTGAGCATTTGAATAGGTGTGTCAATCATTGGAGACACAGAAGTATTACGAATCCATCCTTGAATAACTTTTAAAGGCTTGTCAGTATCTAAATCAGTCAAAGGATTCTGAGAAGCAGGTCCAATGCTATAGACAGTTTGATTCTGAACTAAAGGCAACACAAGCTCATTTACTTTCCAAAGCTTTAAACCCTCGGTAGCAAACTGCTTAACCAAAAGATTCAAAGCTAGAGAAGCATTTGCAATCGTAGCTGAATCAGGTACATCACCAAGTTCAAGAACTCCGAGCTTACGCAAAGCAAGTTGAATGATCTGGTCACGACTAACGGTAAACGTACTAGACATGCTATACTCCAAACATAATTTTAATTGCTTTATCCAGACCAATAGTCTGAGCAATGACTACAGCTAAAGCACCTATTGCTAAATACTTTATTTGATTGAGAGATTTCTCAATGCTGTGCATAGTTGTTTTTAAATCAATCGAAGTTTCACGTAACTCACGAATGTCATCTTCGTGATTATCTGTTTTTACTTCTAACCTAACAACACGGTTTTCTAAACCTTCAGACATTAGCTACTCCACTTTTCCGTAGGAGCTGTTGGGAATACTGCATCCCATGTAGGGTTTACCGCAATATTCCTAATTGTACTTCTATAAGCAACAAAATCGGCTTGGTTTGTAAGGTATGGATTAGACTTTAATGGGTCAGCCACGTCAGGAATAGCAGTCCAATCTGTGTTGGAAAGTATTGTTTTTGCTTGAGCAGCATTTTGGTCTGCCTTTTGCTGCTTGTTATAAGCAATTTGCTCTGGAGTCAAATCTACTACTATCCATACTTGATACCATTGACCATCAGTTATTGCTGGTGTGGTTTGTTGAACAGCTTGGGTGATTGGGTCATAGCTAGGCTGTGGGCTATCAAATACAGGCTCATACGGCTCTGGTGCTACAAAAGGTGTAGGAAAGCTAGTATTAGGAAACTCAGCTTGAATTTGCTCTTGCGTAACTGGGTACGCTAGTGTTTGTGTATTGATAAAGATTGCCATAATTGTCCTTTAAGCTACGGCAAGGAAGATGTAGCTTCCGCCATTAATATTAACAGTAGATGAAGCTGAAGAAGTTAAAGTAAATCCACCAGATGAAGCGTAACAACCATTGTTTCCTGTGGTTTGCGCTGCTGTAGTGTTCCATAATAGATAAGGACTAGAACTACTTGTTAATCCATTGGCAGAATCAAAGCAATACCAATCACCAGTAGAGTCTGTACGCTTAATTAATACAAACCTAGCTCCACCAGAGCCAAATCCACAAGCTATAGATTGTGTTCCGCCAGTACCAGTAAATGAACCAACTTTAGATACTCCAGCACAAGTAGCAAAAAGATAGGCTACATAAGTTGCTGCAGATGTATTAACTGGCGCACCAGTACCAATAGAAAACACACTTGATGTTGGAGTTGTATTATTCCAAGCTGTTGAAGATGCGACTGGAATTGCAGTTGTGTTTAATACAGAATATTTTGTATTTCCTGTTGCTGAATGATATATCCACCAACTCTGTGCAGCAGAAAGAGATTTAACAATCATCATTTCAGGAGCAACAGTTAAATTATGTGCTTGTGTTGTTGCGCTTCCTGTTCCTGTATAACAAACCACATCAAAGAATCCTGATGCTCTTTTGAAAGACCAATATGAAGTAGGCAATGCAAGTCCTACAGCAGGTCCATAATGATAATCTTGAATAGTAGTATTTGAATCTAACCCTATTCCATAATTTGAATATATATCTTCTGCGTTTGATGTTTGTGTATATAAAAGATTTTGATATGAAACAGAACTTCCTCTTAATCTATCGGCAGATGCTGTATAAGTAGCTCCACTATTTACAAACCCCAAAGATAAATCTACAGGAAAACCAGTAGTTACTGTTGATGGAGCAGAAGGATTACAATTTTGCAACACAGGACTAAACACTTTAGTAGCATCTGTAGGCACTTTCATTGGTCTACGGATTGCTATGTAGATGTAATTGCCGCCAGAAGCGTTCCAAGCTGATACAGAACTAACAACATTAAATCCGGTTGCTGTTGGTATTACATAAGGCACAGAATCATTACCTTCAAGAGAAGTTGTATTGGGACTTAAATATGATTCGCTTGTTTGTGCCATTTCACGAATTACATCTTGTACTGTCCAAGCTCCTGTTGCGTCTGTTCTTTTAACAAGCACATATTGAGGTTCCCAACCTAATGAAACTGTTGTTGTTGCTCCTGTACCCGTATAGCTTCCACACGCAATAGCACTATCAGTTCCTGTTGAACCAAATCCGCCAGCTTGGTCAGCAAAAATATAGGCTATAAAAGTTTGACCGCTTCCATTTGGACCA